TCGCAAACTGTAGTAGAAAACGGCGAATCTGATTATCGTAGAAGAATGCGGCCAAAATAAATCCTTTAAAGTATAGGTGGCAACGGATCGGGTGCAAGCTTCAACATAGTTGATAGTGCTTGCTTCTGCGGAACGAATGTGCCATCAGTAAGTTCTGTCTCATTTGAGTTATTGATGTATCCAGATAGCAATGAAGTATCAGCAGGGGTGAAGCCAGTATCTGTTCGAACATCAGTTGAGATTCTGTCCCACAATTGACCGTCCCATCTGAATAGCATCTGTGGAAGATAGTCAGTGCGAAGAAAGTAGTCACCAAGCTGAGGTGCCAGTGGGAATGTGATACCTGCACCAGTCGGGAAACCATTTGGTGCTTCACTTGATCCTGTCAGATATCCTGCTGTGTAGCTAAACGACAGCGGACTGTATCTGGCAATGTAAGTATATGCAGGGGAAGCGTCAGAAGTAAAGTCCATAGCACCTGTAATAATGCCGTCAAAGCCCGGCGCATATAGGTCAGAGTCAGCGGTCACATCGATTGAATCAACTGTTCCGTACGGGCCGGATCCTGAACCCAATGAGTATACTGACAGAACTTTCTCACCCGTAACTGGACCTGATCCACTACCTATCTTCTTGGCAGGTAGAGTCACTGACTGTAAAATCATCTGCAGGAATGCAGCAATATCTGTATTCTTCGGCAGACGAATAGCTGGGGTGGAGAGTTTATGTTTGGGCGATTTCATCAGCACTATGGTGCCAACTACAATAGGTGGTCCACTACTTGTTATCGTCAAGTCATAAGGCGGAGCAGGTTGACCAACTTTGTCGGACTCTGGACCGTATTTAGGAATAATGTATAACTTGGTGTTATCATATCCCGATTTAGGAAGCTGTCTGGCTGCTTCAGCTAACACCGCATCATTGATAGCAATGTTCTTATTGTATGTTGACAGAATATCTTTAAGATTCTGTTGTGTATCTACTGCCCAGTAAGTAGCGTCTGGTGGCATAGTGCCGGCCGGGACCTCTTGAGTTGATGTATAGTTTTTATCACCGAACGTGATGACATAGCCCGCCGGATATACCTGATTAGCATTCCACGGACCAAGATAGTTGTCAGTGCTTGTAGGTTGAGCAAGAATCTGACTGAACTCTTGACTGTTAACTAGCGGTTCACACTTGACGCGCCACAGATGCGGGAACCAAGTCGGAGAGAAACCTTCGCTGGCATAGTTTCCGTCAGTGACCTGATAGAATCGTCTTAGCGATACCGGGATCACTTCGTTCAGTGGGTTGTAATCAAGTAAGTGAGGAAGCTCCAGCACATCACCGACCATCAGCTTACGACCGACTAACTCAATCATTGTGTTGTAATGTATGGTGATGAACAAAATATCGTTGTTCAGGAACAGACCGAACTGGCTCAGATCGAAGTCCAGATTCTGAACGTTGTAGTGACCGCGGATTCTGATGATATCAGGCTCGTATGTTCTGTCCCTATTTTCAAGAAACAACAGATCCTGAATATGTGTTGGGTCAAGTTTGTCATACTGAGGCTGTGTAGGATCGGCAGACGGACCTTGATCTGTCGGGCCAAGATACTTGTGAAGATACAGATCAGTGGCACCAGCTTGGAACATCTCGGCTACAGTCCGATCAATAAATCGGTAGTCGTTTTGTTTTTCGGGACGATATAAACTTAGGCGGGGCATAGTTATATTTATCATATTGAAGTTTTATAAATAGATTGATGACGCCTGTTAACTTTTCTGCTGCTAAAAACTTGTTTCTAATCTTTCCCGCAGGCTGCGGTGGCAATCATCTGGCAAATATGTTAAGTATGTCTCCTGCCTTCTCTCAAAGATTTGTAGGGCCGGCGTATAAAAACAGAATGATTCTCAAATATAGAAATCAATTTGGTCCCGTGATTTTCCGGGACCAAATTGCACATTTCGGGTATTTGGAAAATTTACAAAAAAAGAATATATTGGAAAATGAAAAAATTATTAAGAATAATAGTGGTGTAAATATCTGGTGCGCCCATTACGAAGAATATTTTAATACTGAGAATATACTAGATGAATTTTCCAATAGAATATTCGGTGTAATGTCTTTACCTAATGAGAATAGCATCGCCCACTCCAGAATGATACATGGTGTCTGGTACCGCGGCGCCCCAAACTCGCCGTATGCTGCATATAATTACTCGCCGGCCGGTATAATCAATCCTAAAAAATTTTTAAATGAACCGGTGTCACCAAATGACATATTTACTATTGATACTGATATTTTCTTTTCCCTTGACGGGTATGAACATCTGATCAAGGTGTGCTCCAGTGCACTAGGAATTGATTTACCCGAGCAATGCAGGGAGATGCATCATTTGTGGTTGAGTTCTGTGATGCGCGTTCATCGAGGTTGACAATAAACCCGAAATCTGCTATACTGAAAGCATAGAAGAAAGGAAAGCAAAATGTCAAGAGTCACAATTCAAACAGCATACGCAGTGGAATTTACTGAATACGAACGTGGTTGGGGTCAGAAGCCCTGGAGCACTGAACACTACGACAATGAAGCGGAAGCCAAACAACGGGCAATCGACTACAACAAAGAACACAACAACAAGGACTATGTCCCCGATTGGTACGTCAAAGCAGAATACAGAGGTCGGGTAGGTTGACAATAAACCCGAAATCTGCTATAATACGGGTTAATGAGAATATATCATGGAACCCGAAATCAAAGTAACCCGAATCAAAAATCGCTGGCATGCTCGTCTGTTGCTGAATGGACATGTTCATTCTGAAATGGCGTGCGCCCTGCGCGAAGATATCGGTCATATCTGCCGCACTCTGTTGCGCTGGTACGACAAGTGTGGTGGTGTCAGCATTTACGCTCACAAGTCCCGCGAACGCCTGAACACCAAAGAAACGAACTTTGGTCGTCCGGTCGGCAAAGTCTGGGACACGGGCGACTTTCTGACAAAGCGTACCCAAACTTGACAATAAATCGTTTTGGGTGTATAATACACTTATCAACTCGTAAAACGGAACGAAAAATGAACTACACTTTTGACTCTGATATCGTATCTGATCTTCACAAAGACGCATACGGTTATCGTCCCGGTGAATACTGGTGGGGTCAATGGCGGGCAAGCACCGATGCTGAAAAGCAAGCCGAGTGGGATTCGCTAATAGTTGCTCTCGGTAACGCCAACGAGGAACATCGTCAACGCGAAGTCCGTGCGATTGAGCGTTTTGAAGTTCTCGTTAATAACACCATAGAGAATGGTGCTAAGACCCGTGAATCTGCCCTGCGTTGGATCATGGAAGCAAGCACCTGCGATGGGGACTGGGAATACTTTTGCTTCAAGCATGGTCTCCCCTACTCTTACTTCAAGAAAGCTGCCTAAGATGAAAACCAAACAACCTGATGCCAAGATCGTTGCTTCACTTGAGGCTCTCAAGGCTGAACTTCTAAGTCGGAACACTGCTGAAGGTCGGGAGATTCTTTTCAAAATCAATTCCTGTCTGTTCAGTGAATATCCTATTCATCCTCGCCCGGCCGCATAATGGCTTGGCTCGCAGTCATCCTTCTGATAGGTTCGGGTCACCCCGGGCTCGCTATCTTCGTGGCTGCGATGTTGATCCTCGCATAGGTTGACACTCATTCAAAAACGTGTTATAATGACACATAGGAAAAACTAATGGCAACTCGTAAAATCAAAAAGACAGAAGACCACAGTCAAGTCAAGGCGCTGAACCCGCGTGACGTTGATCAAAAATATCTCGGTGACGAACCACTCTTCGCCGATCAGCCAATGCCCGAATATCGCAACTCCGCGATTGCCCGGGGACTGAATTGGTATCATCGGTTCTACAACAGGAAAGATGCGCGTGAAATGATGGCGGGGTATCTTGACCTCCACGAACGCACATTAGAAGCCAAAGTCATGCGTAAAGTTGACGAGGGTGAGTTTCGACTGCCCACGTTTGCATGGCTCAGTCGTATGGTTCTGCGCGGTCTTGAACTGACTGAACATGAGGCAATGGCTCTGGAAAACGAAATCAGCCGGCTGATTCAAACGATCAACAAGGCGAAGGTCGTCAGCAAGTTTACAACTGCGGCAAAGACAACTGAGGAAGTTGCGACTGCCAAGACTAACATCCAAGAAACGATGCGCGAAAAAGCACGTGAGGCAGCCGGCGAACTTGAAGGTCTGTTCGATGACTACATCACAGCAGGACAGCCCACGAAACATTCGCTGCGTCCAATGGATGAAGTGTCGAAAAAGAATGTGCTGCCTCAGCATATTGCTATGATCCGCGAAGTCTGGACAAAGAAGCTTGCCGAAATGAACGAACTACTTGAAGGCAAGGATGCTCAACTGGTTCAGGCATACAGTCATTACAGCAAGCAACAGGTCAAGAATACAATCAAGTTCATTGAGTTGGTGCTGAGTGACCTGAATAGCTATATCAGCGTGAAAAAGACTGCTAAGGCACCGCGCGCTCGTAAGGCTGTCCCTGTTGAAAAGATCGTCTCCAAGTTGAAATACTTGAAGGCGTTCAAGGACCCGGCTATCAAGTTGGACCTGATCAGTATCAGCCCTGTCAAGCTGCACGGATGTAGCGAGGCTTGGGTCTATGACACAGGTAAGCGCAAGCTGCATCACTTCATTGCTGACGAATACAGCAAGACGCTCTCCGTTAAGAGCAACACGCTACTTGGTTTCGACTCGACACAAAGCGAAAGCAAGACGATTCGCAAGCCCGGTGAGCAACTGAAGGAAGTTATGGGCAGCAAGCCCGCAGCACGAAAGTTCTTCAAGGATATCAAAGCTGTGGCAACTACCCCGAATGGTCGCTTCAACGACAAGATGGTCATACTTAAGGCGTTCTAATGGGTAGATTGGTTGCGTTTGGATGCTCACTTACATACGGACATGGTCTCCCGGACTGTCATGTTCCTCCGGACCAGCCCGGGCCATTTCCGAGCAATTATGCGTGGCCTTCTATAGTTGCTGCAAAATTAAAGATAGGTGTTGTCAACAAAGGCAAGCCGGCAGCTTCAAATGAATTCATATTATCAGAAGTATTAGCTTTTCCAGTTGAACATTCTGATATAGTAGTTATTTTCTGGTCGTTCTATGACCGAGCAATGCTATATTGTACTAATTCTCGTTTGGGTGTTATTCCAAACAGTGAAGATTCTTTTAGACGCCAGTTATCCGAAGAATATTACAGGTTGCACGGCGATTATGATTTGTTTATGCAAACCGCACTGTCAATATCCCATGCTAATCTATTTCTAGAAAAGAAACAGGTGCCAGTTTATAATTTTTATTTTGATACTGGGTTAAATGAGCGTTTTACGCAGTATCCGGATACCCCAGCAAATTCCCACAAATTAAATTTTCTAATCAGCGAAGAAATGCGGATAGATGTTGCCTTGGATAATAGGCACCCCGGTGTAAAGTCACAAGAACTTATCGCCAAAAATATGTTAAACATTATAAAGGAAAAACATGATTGATTTAAACAAATACACAGAATTCGTCACGGCTATCACCAGTCAGGCAAGCAATGACTTGACTACTTTCATCAACTCGCTTGATCGGGTTGATGCGAACTATGATGATAAGCAAGACCTGCACGGTCCTGATGTGAACGTCCCGCTATTGCTAACAGGTGCTATGGGCATGTGCGGCGAAGCAGGGGAGTTCTCCGAGATTGTCAAGAAGGTTCTGTTTCATAGCAAGCCGTTGACTGAGGAAGTTCATGCTCACCTTGTCAAAGAGTTAGGCGATGTGATTTGGTATTGGACGAACACTTGTCGGGCGCTCGGCGTCAATCCCAACGATGTGATTGCGCTCAATGTCGCCAAGTTAGAAGGACGCTATCCAGGCGGAACATTCTCCGCAGCAGCAAGCGAAACACGCAAAGAAGGAGATATCTAATGATTAAATGGGATGACGATCTTGTCCTCTTCAATGAGGAAGAATACAACAAACTCCCTGACGGAACTGAATTGACCTGTATTGACAAGTCAACAGTGATCAAGGGTAAAGATGTTATAGACATGGATACTCGTGGCGGTCATATCGCTTTCGGTGTGAAGGATCCATGGAATCATCCCCTCAAGGATCTGTTTCTTATCTTTAAGCTGGTTCAATAATGCTGTCCATAGTTTCCACGATAAATAGAATATCAGGGAAACATTATGGCAACAGGACTCACTTTAGAAGAACGTAAGCAGCAATTATTCAACAACCTCAGCAACAGACTTGGTGCTGGGATTATTGATCTGGAAATCGATCCTGCACACTACGAGACTGCGTTTAACTACGCCGTCCAGGTGTATCGTCAACGGGCGCAGAACGCCACAGAAGAAACGTACACCCTGTTCACCACAGAAATCAACGTTGATACATACACTCTCCCGGAACAGTTCATCAACGTCAGATCGTTATTCAGACGCACGGTTGGTCTTGACACCGGCCCGTCTTCATCCTCATTCGACCCGTTCAGCAGTGCTATTCTTAACACATATTTGTTGAACTACAACGCCGCAGGTGGTCTGGCAACGTATGACTTCTATGCAGGCTACGTTGAGTTAGCAGCACGTATGTTCGGCGGATATGTTATCTACACCTTCAACCCAGTCAGCAAAGTGCTGCGTATTGTGCGTGATCCTAAGTCAACAGGTGAAAAAATCCTCATCTGGGCAGACGTTCTAAAAACAGAAGAAACTCTGCTCCAAGACTTGGGTTCCGGTCCGTGGATCGGCGATTGGACACTTGCCGAACTGAAGATCATCATTGGTGGTGCGCGTGAAAAGTTCAGCACAATCGCAGGTCCAGGTGGTGGAACAACCCTCAATGGTGCAGCAATGAAGGCAGACGGAGAGAAGATGAAAGAAACTCTTTTGGAAGACCTGAAACGCTTTGTTGACTATTCACAACCCCTAACCTGGGTAATCGGTTAAAATATTACTTGATTTTTGTTGTTGTTTGTTGTATAATGT